GAAGGTGTAGTGCAAAATGGCTGGATCTGTATTTCAAGTAGGTGAACAAAAAATAAGACCCGGCGTATATGTTCGTGTTACGAATATTGGCGAGCCACCGGAAGCTATCATTCCCCAGGGAATTGTGGCAGCACTTTTCCGGGCTTCCTGGGGGCCGCTCGGAGAGGTGACGTACCTTGAGAGCGCTGACGCGGTGACCAACACATATGGCGTTGGTGGTACCATTGACACAGCGCTGGAGGCGTTTCGGGGTGGTTGCCGGCGAGTGGTGGCATACCGTCTGGGCAGCGGTGGACAAAAGGCCGTCGTGAACTTGCAGGACAGCGAGAGTGCTAACGTGGTTAACGTGGTGGCCCTTGCTGCCAAATACGAAGGTGTAAGGGGTAACAACTTTGCGGTGACCATAAGGGATTCCCTTGCTGACAATACAAAACGGGAACTGCTGCTTTACGAAGGCGCCACCTTGCGGCAGACTATCAGCTTTACTAAGGGCGCCGGGGAGCCGCAGGCCCTGGTAGATGCAATCGCCGCATCCAACAGCCCCTATATTACCGCCATCAAGTCGGCAGACGGTAACGGGGAGCTGGCTGAGGTCACTCAGCAGCCGCTGACCGGCGGCGAGGATCCAACTGTCAACGGTGAAAGCTACAGCGCAGGTCTTGTGGCGATTGAAGCTATTGACTGGAATGTGCTGGCGGTAGACTCCGAGGACCCGGTGACCCATGCCGTCGTGCAGACATACATTGACCGGGTGCGGAATGAAGGCAAGCGTGTGTTGGGCGTTGTCGGAGAACCGACCAGCGTTCTCCTTGCTGGCGAACCGACCAGCGTTCCCCTTGCGACGAGGTTAGCCCATGCTAGAGCTTTCAATGACCCTGCTATTATCTATGTGGCGAACGGTTTTAAGGGCAGCGACGGTATAACCCGCGAGGGTTATAAAGCAGCTGCCAGGGTTGCCGGCATGACAGCGGCAGCTCAAATTACCGAATCCCTGACCCACTATGTGGTAAGAGGGGCAACTGAACTTGTCGGGGCATTAACCAATGCTGAAATTGAACAGGCTATTCAATCTGGTGCACTGATATTCACCATGTCCGCCCAAAAACAAATCCACATCGAGTACGGCATCAACACCTTTATTACCGTGACTGCCGACATGGACGCCGGCTGGAAGAAGATCCGCCGGGTAAGAACCCGGGACAACCTGATGGACAGGATTGCGGCCACATGGGACCCGCTCATCGGGAAGATTAACAACAGCCCGGATGGACGGGCGACACTGATCGCTGCTGCACAAGGCATCATCAACCGGATGATTGCTGAGGGAGCGTTGCTTCAAGGAACTATTTTTGAGGACCCGAATAATCTGCCACAGGGTGACAGTGCTTGGTTTGTTGTGCAAGTTGACGATTTAGACAGCGCTGAAAAAGTTTACATTACGTTCCAGTTCCGGTTTGCTCCGCCGGCTGAAAATCAATAATGGAGGTGTTTTAGATGTCTGATGGACGCTATGTTTTCCGGTCCTGTGTACCTGATGGCAGTATTGACATTGCAAACGTAACCTCGGGAGACATCATTAACCGTTCTTGGTCCTTCCGGGTAAACGAGCCGCCTGACTTGCAGGAGCTGTTGGATAGTGGTACTTTTGACCCCAGAAACATCCTTCGGGGATACAACGGGGAACTGTATGACGGTGACGGCAATTTCCTAGCCGAAGTGAACCAGTGGCAGGCTCAAATAAACTACACCAATACCGATTACCAGCCAGCTGGGAGTAAGTTGACCTGGGCGGTGCCACAAAGCTATACAGTGACTTTGACCTTCACCGAAACTGTAATCCGTGATGCCCGGCTGTTGCAGAAAGTTATTGCCGGGCTACGGAATAATGCTCCTGATGCATTACTAAACTTCATGGGCGTGCTCCGGGCACCCAATAGGTAATGGAGGGATAATATGAGCGAAGAAAAGAAGGATTATTTGATCCAGAACGAAGATGTAATCCTCCAGGATGTTGCGGGTATCCTGGAGGCGATGGAAACAATCATTGAGTATAAAGTTTTTGAAGTAATCCGGGACGGTAAAAAATTGTTTTCCTTCCGGGTTCGTGGTCTTGATGACAATGAATTTGAGAAATGCCGGGACCAGGCTACAAAAGTGGCTAAAGACCGTAGGTTGGGCAATCTGGCCGTACCACGGGAGTTCAATTCGGCAAAGTTCAACAGCTTGGTAATTTACACAGCCACCCATCCTGATGATAAAAAGGTGATTTGGGACAATAAAAATCTTTGGGCAAAAGCAGACGTAGTCACGGGCTGGCAGTTGATTGACAAGGTCCTTAAACGAGGAGAAAAAGAAAAGTGCATTGAGCTTATTGAAGAATTAAGCGGTTACAGCGATGAGGACGCTGAAGCCACAGAGGAAACCTTAAAAAACTCATAAAAGCAGGGGGGAAGGCCACACTGTTGCATCACATATTCCAGCGACAAGGCATCCCTCCTGATGAATTTTATGCTAAGCCTTACAAAGTCAGGGCTTTTATGCTAGCTTCCATGATGGTGCAACTGGAGGCCGAAGAGGAACAAGTAAGAGGAATAGAGAGGAGGGCAGGCCATGGCCGGTGGTGAAATATATCGAGTAGAAATACCGATTATAGTTGATGACCAAAGCGAAGCTCCTCTCACAAAAGCCCGGGAAAGGGTAAATAAATTTGAACAAGCCGCACAAAAAACCAATCAGAGTATACAACGTATGGCCATGACTGATTACCGGCTGCGGCTGTCGATACTCGATAAGGCCACTCCCGTCCTGGACAAAGTTGGTCGGACGTTAAAAACCATGACCACCAGGGCTTGGAACGTGACAGTAGGCGTCAAGGATAAGGTTACTGGTTTTTTTGGCAGAATCGGGCGGATGTTAAAAACACCCCTGGGCCTGATTGGTATGAGTGGGCTGACCTTAGGTCCTATGGCATTAATAGGCAGTGCTATCAAAACTGCCGGTGAATTTGAGCAGGCAATGGCCAACGTACAGTCTGTAGTCGGGGCCAGTCAAGAAGAAATGGACCGTCTGAGGGAGGCCGCTGCCAAAGCCGGTAGGGAGACTGTGTTTAAAGCGTCCGAAGCGGCAGACGCGCTTTATTATCTTGCTCTCGCCGGATTCACTGTAGATCAACAGATTGACGCTTTAAGCGGAACACTCGCGTTGGCGGCTGCTACGCAATCTGATTTGGCGTTTACTTCTGAAACCATTGCTTCGACTATATCAGCCTTTGGCTTGGAGGCAGAAGAAGCCGATCGGGTAGCTAACGTATTCGCAGCAACCATCAGCAGTAGCCAGGCTTCTATGAACAAATTAGCCGACTCCATGCGTTATGCCGGTCCTGCTGCAGCTGGGTTCGGGCGTAGTCTGGAAGAAACTGCAGCAACACTAGCTTTGTTCTACAACATGGGCCTTACAGGGGAAATGGCCGGGACAAGATTTAGAACGGCATTGTCGGCATTAGCGCATCCGACTGGGGACGCAAAGAAAGCCTTGGCAGAGTTAGGAATAAAAGCCTCTCAAGTCAATCCGACAATGCACTCCTTGGCTGATATAATTGATTTGTTAAAGGATAAAGGCGTTGATACGGCTATGGCTATGCGTATATTTGGCCAGGAGACCGGCCCTGCAATGGCCAGCCTTATTGCACTGGGCGGTAATGCATTGCGGGATATGGAGCGACAAATAACTGGCACAAATAAGGCCTTAGAGATGCAGGAAATACAGTTGGATACGTTAGTGGGAGCACAAAAAGAGCTCCAATCTGTATGGGAAGCAGTAAATATCACACTGGGTACCCAATCTATTCCTGGACTGCGGCGGTTGGTAGAATGGTTTAAGCAGGCTATAGGAAATGCAGAAGAGCTGGCCAAGAGTATAGGCGACAAACTCAACCGTGCTTTCGAATGGCTTGCGGATATATTGGAAAGCCCTGAATTTAGAGAGGCTACTTTTGCAGATAAAATCAAAATTCTATTTACTGCTGCTATTGACGAAATAAGCGAATGGCTGGGGAGTTCCGGAAAAGAACAATTATCAGAAGTGTTCATGACTCTTGGAGAAGAAAGTGTGAAAGCATATATAACCGGGATGAAAGGCTTCGGTCAGCGCGCAATAGAAGAATTAAAACAAGGAAACATTACCGGAGCTGCTATTCCCGCTGCGGCTATGTGGCTCCTTGGCGGTGGCACGCTGGCAAGAGGGATTTGGGGACTTGGAAAAGGTCTTTTCGGTGCTGGTAAGTGGGTATTAGGGAAAGCTGCGGGAACAACCGCAGCAGCAGGTACAACTGCAGCAGCTACGACTGCGGCAGCCAAAACTGCAGCCACTGCTGCTACCACTGCTGCTACCACTGCTGCTACCACTGCTGCCGGAGCTAAACTGATTTATGGTCCTAGCGGAGAAATTCTCCGGGTTGTAACCCCTGCTGCGACCGCTGCTGCGACCACTGCAGGTACCACA